CTAACGGGTCGAGAATTCTTTTCAGCCTTAGCCGCGAATAGTGCAGCGATGGCAGAAATGGTGGCAGCGGCGATCAATCCGATCGCTGTGATTGCTTCGGTCATTTCGCATTGATGCCAAAATCAGAATCCTTAGGATTCAAATATCGCAAAATGACGGGTACGACGGCTGATGCACCTGCCATCAAAATGGCTTTCGGATCAGTAACTCCAGCCATAAACACGGCTAAGCCAGCGGCTATGAATGAACGTAACCAGGATGCCCCAAGTGCTTTTAACTGAGTCATTTTGATATTCCTAACTTCTCGATCAACGCAGCGGCTTTCGCTGGCGTCAAAGCAATTTCAAAGTGCATTTCATCCTTGCGGTTTCTGTAATCGCCACCCCAAATTAAACCGTATTTTTTAGCCAGCGCACGGATCATCGGCACTTTTTCGATTGGGAATGTTCCCACGTTGCCCAATGGATGTTTCGTGGCATTTAGATCAATGGCTGTACCGCTGGAATGATTGCTGAGATTTACTGTATCCCCACGAACCTGGCGAAAGCAGTATCCCCAATCATCAAGACTCCCGTCATCAATCGGTTCGATCAATTCGTGAAATTCAGCTGCGAAACCGACCAGCAATGGTGCAACGGCTTTGGCACACGCCAATTTCGTTGCTGTGCCTGGAATAGCAAATGAGTCAATCCCTATTTCGGATCGGATTTTGGATGCTGTCCATCCGTTAGCCGATTTAATCATTGCAGCAATAACGCCGCTTCATCGGCTGTAATTCCTAAGCGTTCGAGCAATGCAGCCTTAGCCACGAAATTTGCTTTTATTTCCTTTTTTTCCTCAGCCTTTATTTGGGCAATTTTATTTTCAATTTCAATTTCGGTGGGCGCTTCACCTTCAAGCACGTCCCATTTGACTGTCGAATAATCTCCAGCAGTAATTGAAAATTCTGCACCTGGACGTAAAGATTGGATCGCCTTTGTTAAATAATCTTTCATTTTATGCACCGATTTCTAGTAATGTGATGGACGAAATATTTCCAGCATTAGCTGCAACGTAACCCGAATTCGCGGTTGTATTGACGTTCACCTGTGTTTTGTATGTCAATGCGCTGGTCGATGATGGTGAATCCAAATATGTTGCACCGTAATATCCACCTATTGCCACGTTTGAAACGCCTGCAAGATTGATTGATAATGGATAATTCAAATCCTGAATTACTGATGCACCGCGTAGTAATCTGACCGCACCTGCAACGCCAGTTGTATTTCGTTCAGCAAATAGATTCTGATTGTAAATCACCAAAACTTTGCTAGTTGCGGCACTAGGTGTTATTGATGCAGTCAAACCCGTGTCCGTTGGTGTTGTACTTGCCACCACGACCTGCGTGTTTGTACTAGCAAAAACAACTTGCAAAACTTTACCGCCACCTGCCGCCGCAGCCCATTTAAGACCTGTTGCTGCCGTAGAATCAGCTGTCAAAACTTGACCATTTGTGCCAACGCCTAACCGTGAAACGGTTGCGCTTGCAGTTGCAGCAATTAGATCGCCTTTTGTCGTAACAGTTGATTTTGGTACGGCTGCATTGGCTGTTGTATTGGCTGTCGTTGCTGTATCAAATGCCGATTTTACTGCCGTTGGAGTCGCTGCCAAAACTGATGACGTGGTTGATGTTGAATCTGAAAGTTGAACCGCACCTGACTGAGTAGTCGATGATGCCTGGATTCCGACGGTGATTGCCCCTGATGTGCCACCACCTGTCAGCGGCGATGTGGCTGTAACGCCAGTGATGTCGCCTTGATCATTTGCGATCCAGGTGAAATCCATATCGGCATTTGTAGCCTTTGAAAGTATCTGACCAGTAGTACCGCCAAGCAGATCAGCCATTGATGTGGCGACGGCTTGACCAAAGACTTCAAAATCGGCAGGTAAATCCGTAACCAAATCTGTATTTGTCGGCATTTGCCAGTTGAATGGGGTAGTTGGATTGCTCATATTTTCTCCTTATGCTACGACTAGCGCATTTTCCCACGTGAGTGTGTTTGTGATGGTGTTCCAGGCTTCCGACACGCTGACTTCTTCCCACTTCAACGCCTGGATCGAATAAGCCAGTGGCGACAATAAAGCCGTCACTGAAAGTGTGTTGTACCCTGCCTGGAATTGCCAGCCCTCTACGAATCCAAGATATTGACCAGCCGTCATATTTGCTGGCAAATCAGCGATGCGCAATGGCATCCCCATAAATATATTAATCATCGAATCTCGATCGGCATTGTCCAATTCAGGATTGGTCAATTCAAAGGTAATCGACTGCATCATTGCCTGTGGAAATGCCCTGAGTGTTAGATAAAACGCAGCCTGGCTAACTGCATCCGCGTGATCGTGCAGTGTAGTCGTGATGATTTGACCTAAGCGACCAAATACTGCCACTGATGCCAAATCCTCATCCGATGTTTCATTGTTTGAATTTGCACCGTATTTAATAGTTATGTCATTGCGTACGTCCCCTGATCGGGTTTGAATTTTGATGCCTTGCGCAAGTGCCTGAGCAGCTGAAACGTCCACATACCCATTTGTTGCAAGATATTGCGTTCGATGTGTGGAATCGGCATACGAAATTCGACCGTATGCATCCTCATAAATATAACCAAGCCCTGATGTGGCAAGTGCTGAAACCAATGAATACACATCGATTGGATCGGCTGATCTAGCCGATAAATCATAATTGCCAGGTGTGTCAATTTCACCCAATCCGACATTTTGAGCATTTGCCCACGTTTCTGTCGCTGGAGTGTAATTACCCCACGTCAAAGCCGACGGGACTTCCGACCAGTTATTGATCAGCAAATCCGTCAATACTTCAAGAATCTGAGTTCCATCATTGTGACGTGCCAAATTTGTCAGCCAATTTGCTTTTGGTAATCGTGAAAGCGCACCCAAAGCCACAATCGATATGACCTGATTGATTGCAATCGATCCACCTGACGTCACCTCGATGGAAACGTCAGTGACTGATCCACCCCAAATTGGCACGAATGTACCTGTGGAATCTTTGATCGATACACCGACTGAATCATTGATATTGATTGTGACCTGAGATTGCGTGACGTTATAGATTTGGAGATTGCAATATCCTGCCTGAGCCTGTTCGTAAATATTGGATCGACCACTGGTCGCCGTTAAATTTGCCAGTACGTAATTTTCATACGAAACGCCATTGATGGTCAGTTGCCAAATCGGATTCCAAAGCGTCATCAGAATACCAATGCGGCTGCGCCGTTTGTGCCTCGATAGTATGAATTATTTAATACGTTGATGATGCTTCGGGCTGTACCTTCGGGATCGATTGCGCCAGTGACATTGAGATTGATTGTGGTATTGCCACCCAATTTGTTATTTGGCGTGATGACGCCATTGCTTGATGGTGTAAATATTTCAGCACCGCGTTCACCGACTAGGTATGACGTGCCACCCATTACTGGACCGCCAGCAGCCTTGCCGCCGCCAAATGCAAAATCAATTGCGCCGCCAATCGCCTGTGTGACTGGATTGTTTTTGATAAAATTGACCACTGCTTTGATTGCATTGAAAGCGCTATTGACCACCGTTACCAAGCCAGCAAATAAATCAATCACCACGCCGATTGCAGTGCCAATCACGTTAAATGCGCCACCAAGTATTTTGCCGATAATGGGTGCAAGTGTGTCACGCGTAAATTCGGCAATCGCTTTGAATAATTTCAAAAGTGGGGCTAGTTGTTCCTCATTTTCCTTGATCTTGCCAGCGACCTTTTCAAATGCTGCTCGCAAACCATTGATGATCGGGGTCAAAAAATCGCGTAACGCTGGGATAACGAAATCTTGAATAAATGCCCAAATGGCTTGAAATGTCGGAATAACTTGATCTCGAATGTATGCTGTCAATGCCTGGAAAATTGGAGTAAGTTTTGGACCAAGTTCCTCGGCTAACGCCTGGATTGTTGGAATTACCTTATCAACGAAACCGCTGACCAATGGCGTCAAAGCATCAAGTACAAATGATCCGACGGTTTCCTTGCCTTCATTGAAAGCGACTTTGAGCCGATCCATTTTGCCCGCAAATGTGTCAGCCTTTTCCGATGCTTGACCACCAAATGTGTCAGCCAATGCAGCCGTGATTTCTGTCATTGACATTGTTTTCAATTCGGCAGCTGATAATCCAATGCCCAATTTTGCCAGTGATGCGGCGTTGCCTTCCTGGGCTTTCGCCATTGCATTTGTAACGGCTTCCAGTGATTTGCCACTACCTGCTGCAACATCAATGGCAAGTGATTGCAATTTCAAAGCAGCATCGGAATCACCCGTGGCTCTGACTAGCCTTTCAAAACTCGGACGCAATTCGTCATCGGTCAAGCCCGTCAGCAATGATGTTTTAAGGATTTGAGATTCGACCGCTGCGATTTGTGCATTTGTAGCGCCAGTGACATTGACCAAAGTGCCAGCCAATTTTGCCTGCGCTGCTTCATCCTCGATCGCAGACTTAACGCCATCGATAAGCAATTTGCCAGCGTAAGCGGCAGCGGCTACGCCAGCGGCTGCAAATGCAGCGCCAGCGACCTTGCCAAATTTTCCTACTTTGTCGCCAAATGACGAGACTTCATTACTGCCTTGATCTAAGTTCTTTTTTAGATTGTCAATATCGCCAAGAATTGCAAGTTTGAGTGTTCTTGAACCAGTACCAGCCATCACCACTCCTTCGCAATTCTACTAAAAGCATTTTCCCATTCGTTTATGATATATGGCTGTTCGGCTCGCAGTGTTGGGTAAATAAACCATCCACGCGATCCGCGACCTTCTCGACCCGACCACACTGGGAATTGCTTGAATCTGTTTGATCCAAATTCTGATCCACCCCAAAGATCACGGGTAGTTGCACCACCCGAAAACTTTTGCGATACGTAACCGAATGAAATTTCACCAAGTTTGCTGGATTTGCTGACCTTTGATCCATCGGCAATTCGACTGGCGACATCGCTTGATTGCAACGATCCAGCCGCCGATTTAATCTTGCCCTGGAGATATTCAGCCAAAGCATTTGATACACCTTTGGCTTCCTGGATCGCTTGATCGTCCATACCTTTGAAAGCACCGATGATCTTGCGTAAATCTGCTTTGTCATAAGCAATCGCATCCTCAGCCATTTCGTTTCTCCAAAATCTCCATTGCGGTCAAAATATCCTCAGCGGATGTCCATTCTTTCATAGGGATTTGCGTGGCAATCGCTAGTTCAATGACTAGTCGGCTGAGACTGCCTCGCTGATGGCTTTTGGGTCTTGATCTCCAAATGTCACATCCGAAACGGTTTCAGTCCACACTTCATACGGCTTGACTGGCTTTCCAGCTGATTCACGTTTCATTGCGTTATATGCAAGGAATAGCAAATCGCTGATGCCGATTTCATTTGCCTGTTGAATTGTTTTGCCTGTCTTAATTTCCCATTTCATCCATTCAGGTGGTGCAGCCACGTAGGTGGCTACATCACCCGACTGATATTCGATTGTGATTGCTGTTTTCATACTCCCGATCTCCCTTGTTTAATCTAGTACTGGCGTGGTCACGCAAGTGAATGAAAGTGATGCAGTCAAAGCGTCAGGTGCAGTTCCACCCAATGCTGGGAATATTGGCTGCACATCGAAAGCGTAAGCCACTCCGCCCACGGTGAATAAAACTGCCAATGGTGTATTTGGTGATGCTGATGCAGCGTTCCAAAGTGCTTCACATAATGAAGTTCCAGCGCCAAAATCTTGCAGCATTTCTACTGCGAAAGTACCCTGCGAATCCGTAGTGTAATACGCTTTTCCGTCAAGTGTTTGATATGTATTGATTGTTGAATCAATGGTAAGTGTTGCGGATGTAGCCTGGGCATCAAAGTTATCACCATCGATGGTGAATGTGATGTCTCTACCCGTGATGATAGTTGTTGCCATTTTGTCTCCTTAGTTGTTTTCCTGTGTGAAATAAGTCGAAACACTGAGATCAGCGACAAGCAGATTTGATGCCCCGACTGAAACTATTGACGGTCTTTGAACGTCACCGACGACGTACCCTGAGGGCATAGCCCCCAAAATGCTGATGATTAGGGCTTCGAGTTGATCCAAAGCGCCTGAGTTGCTGTTATTTGCCACGGCTGCCGTGACCACGAAATTGACCTTGACCTTTGTGACCGCACCGTTGATCAGTACGCTTTCAAGCCAGGGTGAATCGGGAATGATTACGCAAGCAGGTGGGATCACTGCTTCGGGTGCTACGGGATACACGGATGCAGCGACGCCAGCAAGTGCAGTCGCTAAATCATTTC